CAATATCCCCCTCCCCTAATTCCCTCATATACTTAATATCTTCCTCACCTAATGCTTTAGTATAGCCGTCAAAACTGTCGTCTTTCAGGAAGAACTTATCCAATAGCAATAGTTCCACGTTCTTTGCCGTGCCCTTGAAGTTCATCAGGTAGGACTTATAGGCATAGTTTGAGGCATTGTCTGCTATTTCCCTTGCGTCATCCAAGGTGGAATTAGCCACTCCCTGATTGGTGATATTGCCTTGCGCTAAGTTATTGTCCCCGGTGATGATCTGTAGCTTTTTATAGGCAGACCACCACTGTGCGTCTAACTGCTCTATCTTATTGGAATACTGGTTGTTTTGCGGCTGTATGGGTGGTTTTGACTCTTCGTCGCTGTCCGGTTCTTTGCTCCTAAAGTACTGGTTACCTGTTTGCAGATAGATACCAAATGCCTGCATCGGTGAAATAACACCTACACCTTCCCCCATATCCATATTGGAAAGCCCTAAAATATCGATATTAAAGCCATCCGGGGCAGTCATGGCGATGATCTTCTGCGTCTGCATATGAATGTTCTGCATCAAATCAATAAGGGGGCACATGGTTTCTACCAGTGGTGTATTGCGGCACTTATTATTTGCGTACATATGGCATACATACGGGCTTTTTACCTCAACTAAGTTGCTGTTTGGCTTAAGCATGTGCTTGGCAAGCCCCCACTCCAATACATAGTCGGTATCGATTATCCAAACGCCATGGTAAGCCACATAATAAGGAGACGATTTTTCATAGTTACGCCCCGGCTTTATCGTTTCCGCCTCTTTAAATATTTCGCGGCCAAAGCTGTTTTCTTTTTTCTCGTAGGTAAGATTGTATAGTGTTTTATAGTAGAGGTCAACTACTTCACAGCTAACGGAATCATAAGGACGTGCGGCGGCGGTGTTAAAATAATCCGACCATTCGCAGTACCATTCCGTGGAGTTGCCATATTTGCCCTTAAAACGATTAGCAAGCGACCACAGTTCCTCTTCGGTAAATCTTTTAGGGTAACGCAGCCTGATTTCGGTAATGCTGATAGATATACGCTGCCCCTGCCACTGCCAGTCGCGGAAGTCGTCATATTCAGAATAGGAGGTGATGAAGCTTTCCGGTGACACCCACGGTGTTTTTATCCAACCATTGCCGTCAAGTTCGGTCTTTGTGATACTATATCCTGCACAGAACACATCCATGAGCAAGCGTGGCTTTATTACGTCCGCCCACTCGTTCTGATCGAATACCAGTTCCATGCCCATCTGCATGATGATCTCTTCTTTCTGTTTGTAGGTGGTCTTAAACTTAAGATTGAGTTCCATTTCAGAGGCGGGGTCATCGTCTGAAAACTGTTCTAATTGCAACCCTGCGGATTGTTGCAGTTGCTGTATGGCCGGTCGGTAGTTCATCTTAAACTTGGCCTCGTCCTTATCTTTCTTCTTTTTATTCTGGCTAACCGGCCCAAACGCCCTGCACTTGATCTTTTCTTCGCGCTGCATGTATCGGTCTATCTTGGCATTTAAGAGCGGTACAGCGACCGCTAAGGCGGTATAGTCAAGATTTAATACCTGTATCTGCCCTTCTATCTTTACCATATCCCGGAACTGCTCCGTAGGTTGTTTGCCCATTGCATATAGCCTGTTCTTTGATATACGGGCAATACGGTTGACATAGGTTTCACCGCCATACCCGTTCTTCCACCTGTTGTAACAACTACGGATTACCTTTAAACCAAAATCTTCTGTATCTTTCTTTTTATCGGGCGATAAAGGGCTCTCTGTTAATTGTGTAAGTGGCTGCATTTTATGTAATTTGCTATCAAATATAATTGATTTTATGAAACTTTTCTAAAATAGCTCTTTTGGGGACTTTTTTCTGTTGGTTTCCACACAGGTAGTATAGACATTTTGCTTTCCTCTATTTTATTACTCACTTTAACTGTTGCCAGTAACGCCATGAGAGAATATCCAAAAGCCATGCATCCGTCATAGTCGGTTCGGTCTTTGATATTGAATTTGAGCATATCCTTAAGTATCCTTAAGAACTGAATCTTATGCATATTATTCAGCGCATACTCCACCATGACCGTCAGGTGCTGCTCCATGGTTTCCTTGCCGGAAGTGGTGGCACCATACACCTCTGAATCATCATATCGCTTAGTGGTGATTAAATAGCCCTGTTTTTTATGGGCATCCAGCGGTGAGGCAAGTCGGTATTTTATAAACCAGTCCTCCCAATCGGTAGGGGAACGCTCGGCAAGCATCTTTATCCCGTAATACTCCAATCCGTACTGTATCTGCGTATGAAAAATTTCTTTTGTTTCCGGTTTACCCAAAAACATAGCTACCGGCATATATGATTTTTCGGGGTCAAGATAATTATATCGTGATGTGACCACCAAGCAGGCATCTGACCCTTTTTCTACCGATGTCCTTGAATTGGCATAGGTATCTAATCCCGCTGCGCCATAAGCAACATTATCAGGGCATTTGATACTTCCTTTAAAAACAGATTTATTGGGCGTTTCTATGAGTTCCAAAATATACCACATGCCGTTGGGGTCATCTACAGGGTACTTTTCTCCGCTATCCTTCATTTTAAATGACATGCGTCTGCCGTTCTCCTTTTTACCATCGCAGCGCGACTCTATGAGTTCTATCTGATCATTTAAGTCTTTAATATTAAAATGGCACTGGCTATTTGCGGTGTTAAAGACCTCTTCGGGGTTAAACGGGAACATGCGTATCTCTTCCTGTAGCTTTTCAGGATCATTGGCAAGTAGTTTTCTTTGCAACTCACAATAAGCCTTACACCCCATATAAGGGTCAAGGGTATTGGGGTCATTCTTTAGCCATTCGGTCTGTTCGGCAGTGGGTGTATCCCAAACGCTGTTCCCGTACTTATCAATCCATCCCCCATCCCTTCCGCCCATGTATCCGGGAATGAATAACCTATAGAGTTTATTATCGGTCTGCCCTAAAATATTTAGTTTGGTTTGATCCGAACCCTTCCAAACTACTTTATAGCTTTCCCCGCCTTTATCCCCTTTATTTACGGTAGTAATAATCAGTATCCTGCCCACTTGTTTACCGGCATGGATAATCTGTGAAGCGGTAACCAAATATTCATCTATAGCAATTTCTTCCCATTTACCCGCTTCGTCCAAAAGTAATATCCACAATCCGTCACCGTCAAATACGTTTAATCCCGGTGCCCGCCATTCCACCTTATTATTTAAACCCTCTTTTGATGCCCCTGTAGACTGCCCCTTGGTGATACTGCCCGCCTTTTTAATAATATGCATACGGGTTTTAGGTAAATCGTTGCCACTGATCCTCGGCTTCAAGAAACTTGGAAGTCCCGCATACCCATTAACGAACATCAGTTGGAAAATCTTTTCAGCATCTACCGCAGACTTTGAAGTGATGCCCTGCTCAATATTGGTCATTATGAGTCCAAATTGCAGAATAACCGACATGCACATAGTGGATACGTGCTTTCTTCGCCCTTTCATGGTATTCCCGCCACGGCATTTAGGGTCTTTAAAAACAAGTTCCAAAAACCGCATAAAAAGTAAACAGGTGTCTTTGTATTCAGGGCGTGTATTTTCCTTGGTCACAAACCACTGAAAATAAAAGTAAGCGAAATTATTAAGAAAGGTGGGATTGCCTTCGATCATTACCCATTCCCCGTTCAGGATACGGTCGATCTCGGCATAGTACCATTCTAATTGACCTGGTTCAGGGTCTTCCCACCAAACGGTGCCATTCTTGGGGTCATCGTTCCATCCCCATTGTTCATATTCAGTATGCCTTGTCCATACCTGGTCTACAGGTTTAAGTTTCTGTCCACGTATTTTTTTAGGGATTTCGGGTGTAGTATAAATTAAATTTTCATAAACCTCAAACTCTTGTACGGCCATTCTTTAATTCCTTTACTACGTGTTCATATATATTTCCACCCGGTGGTAACTTTAGTCTTTTAGCCTCTGTTTGCTGTATCGGCATCCCTTTAAAATACTGACTTAATGCCTTTATTTTATCAAACTTATCAAATAAAACCATGATACGCTCAAAGGTCTTGTCCTTAGCATCCCCGGACAGTAAAGTAAGGTTTGACTTTATCACATCTTTATCCTCATCAGCCACCCATTCTGTCGCCTCTCCTTCGCATATCATATTAAGGTCTTTGGCAAATACCCTTGATGCCGTATTTAACGATAAAATAAGTTCACTGCTCCCATTAAGGCACCCCTCAAGATACTCAATATATTTTATAAGTTCAACTTTTTCTGCGGTTTCTAAGTCGGGTCTTTTCATGCCAGTGGTGATGATACGTTTCTGTAGCTTAATTTCTTTTTCACTACGCCGATTCTGTTTTTCATGTTATACTTGGACATATTAAAATTGGGTGATTTAGCCATCATTTCAAATACTTCGTCATGGTGCCTTTCGTACGCTTTCACCATCTCTGCCCCTGACGGGCTTAAAAGATATGATATTCTACCCCTTGATAACCCGTTTTTTGACGGCAATTCCATCGACTGAACCAGTCCCATTTTCATTAAATAGTATAATGACTTGCCGACCGATATTCTCCACAAAGGGAAGTCCGTTTTAACCATAAATCTGTTATAAGACATGATGACCATGATATTAGCCATCCTTATCGTTATCGAATTATCTCTGCACCACTGCATTAATACGGGGTATCCAATCACAGACCAGTAGTACTTGGGGGCTTTCTGTATTAGCCTTATTTTATTAAGAACAGCTTTCTTTGCTGTTCTATTTTTTTCAGCACTTACCTTTGCCTGTAGTATAGTTATTTTATTGTTTTGTTTTTTTATAGTCTCCTTATGGATAATAAGCGTCCTGTCAGCCATTGCCTTCGCCCTGGCTTTAATCTTAGGACTCATCTTTTGCTTCCCCTTTACGTTATGATTGTGAGTCCAAGGCTTTAACCATGGCGGGGCTTTGATGAATTGCCCCTTTTCGTTCCTTTCTACGCCACTGGGGTCAGTATTCTGTCCTGAACTATTGCTATCAATGTTTCCCTTGCTATTATCCATTGCTTGTTAGGTAAAGATACACCATATTTCCTGAAAACAATACACTCACATCCTTCGTGTTTCCCCTTAAGTATACGGGCGTGGATGGTCATTGGTTCGGGCACGGGCTTAAACTGCATCCCCTCGATATGCCAGTTATGCTTACGGGCGAAGTCCATGTGATTGTATATTTTCTCGTTCTCTGCCATCCTTTTTTCCTCGTCAGGGTCAGGCAGGTATTCTATCAGCAGGTTGTCCCGTGTCGGTATTATTTCCTCATCCCTGACTACCGCCACGATCTCACTCTCCCGAAGCTTGATCATCCGCTGACCGCCATAGATAAGCCAGTACTGCTTGTCATCCATCGTAATAACAGTATCACCCGCGCTTGCTACGCAATTTTCAGGTACATGGGTTAACCTTATACGGATACCATCCTTTTGTTCCGTTACAGGCGTTGTATAGATGCCTGACGGGGTTTTATCTCCTTCGATAAATATCTCGTCCCCTAAATAAGTTTCGGGCATCATTTCTATCGGGTTTGTAAAAAATAACAGCATATGGTCGGGTATCAGCGCATTGCCATCAATCCACTTGGCTACCTCGTATGACCCATAATATACAAAGGCGGTTCTTCCTGTATGCTCCCCGCTTAAAATAGTTACGTTCTGCGGGTTGATTAGCCTGCGGTCGGTAGTTACCCCTGTCCGCGTCTCATTGTCCGTGGCATCGCCCTGCTCATGCACCACATACCTTTCAGGGATGATCAGGTTGAGCGGGGTTTCTATATTTTCTTCAAATTTTACCAGTATTCGGTTAGATAGCGGGGTCATATTTTTTCAAGCCTTTCTTTGCGTTTTTCGTTAACTATGCTCAATAATAAGTTTTTTTGGATATATTTCCAACTGTCGTCATGCATCTTTTTGAGTTTACCTTTTGAAGTTTTTAATATGTCCGCCGAAAAATTGCCTATAAATGGCTTATCAAATTCCGGCAATTCTTTATTGGCGAATACCGCCGCACCTGCGTATGTGGACTCAAGCCAGCTACAGTTTGATTTGCTATGGTTGAATAAACTTGCCGATAGCGGGTAAAAGAATAAACAGGGGTTATACCCATGCATTAATTTGTAGAACTGTACCGTTGTCGCCCCATCATGCCTGTAATAGTTGGGGTGCTTTAGCCTGACTTCAATATACTCAAACCGCTGCCCAAGCATATAAAATTTCCAGTTCGGGTTTCCGTTGATGAAGTCCACTACGGTATCGGGGGTATTGCCCTCATACATATCCCCCAGGTGACTGTGCCCGCCTCTGAACATAGCCGTTTCATTATATACAAATGGCTTTTTATCTTTCTCTTTGAAGATATAGTCGTTGTGGGCATTAGGGATAACGTGAATGTTCTTGTTGTACAGCCTGAATGCTTGTTTTATAGCAGGGGTACTCACCCATACCTCATCGGACAGAACAATACTTTCCAATATCACTTTTTTACGTGCCTCGAAAAAACCATGCATCGGGTTGGTATCCGGGACGCATAGCGGGTTGTCGTCATGGTCAATGATCACTTTTAGTCCGACGTCCTTAGCAGACTTAATCATCTTTAAGTGCTCATCCTCGCAAGGACGCTGAATAAATATGGCATCGTACCCGCAAAGATTGGCAAAGGATATATCCCTGATATGGGAAAGGTTGATAAGCGTGAAGTCATCTGATTTTATGAAGGGAAGTACCCCTGTAGAGCGATACCATCCGCTTGCGTCTGTAGGGTAAAAAGAATAGTATAGTATTTTCTTCATATACGCTTGTAACACATCAGGTGAACTACATTAAACTGAAAATCAAATTCTTTGGCTATTTCTGTACTTTCCCATTCTTCCAGTGCGTCACAAACACTTGATATTCCTTGGAAATATCCAAATGGTTGAGAGGTACGGCAAGCCGCGTCATCAACTATTAACCAACCGCCTGACTTTACCATGGGTGAGTAGTTATTTAGGTCTGATAAAGCCCCGTTGTGGCTGTGATTACCATCCACATAAATTACATCATACGGGCCTGAATCCAATGACAACTGAATCATTTCAGGTTCTTCGCTACCACCAATAAATAATTTAGGGTAAGGTAGTCCAAAGTCATTATGTATCTTCTGAATATGTGCCCAATAATCATCTTCCGTCCATCCAGTGCCTCGACCGTCTAATGGCGTGACGCCAAATACCTGTGCATCTTCCCTAAGCATCTTCCAAAGGGAGAGTGAGGCAGCCTTAAAAACGCCAATTTCTAATAGTTTTGGATTAGCGGGCAACTCCTCAAGTATCAGTTTCCATACCCACCAAAAGGAACGTTCACCCATCCCAAAAACATTGTTTTCAACATAGGTTCTATGATCGTTAAGCCCCCATGTGCCATTAACCAGTTCAATAAATAATTCATGAACATGTTTATGAAATTCAGGGGTATCGGTGTAATTGCTTTTAAGTTCAGATAAGGTCATATGGTTTTGGTAAATTCTATAGGGTTGAGTAACTCCAATACTTTTTGCATTCCGCCACCACCATTGGCATGAATGAATATAGGAAAAGTGTCTGTTTTTTTATTATGAAGGGCATTCCTTAGTGTATTTTGATTTGTCATGTGAGCACAATAATTATAATCGTTATTGTCATCATTTCCCTCAAAAAAAGAATAGCACTGAAAAATATCACAATTACTATCCAATTCTACAGGCCACCTTCCAAATAAATAAATCATGCTCCATAGCCACTGGTCGTCAATTGAGTACTGTGGGGGATTATATTCAAATATTTCCATGTATAATTTTGAAGGTGCGAAATAAACACCACTATTCAGAAAGTTAAAACCACCAACCTGTTCCTTATACATATATTGGAATTGCTGAACCGGTGGCGGCCAGCATCCCCGTTCTGCATTGAATATGATATTATGCTTTGATTTTAACTTTGATAAAAACTCTTCGGGTGTACCAAGAACGGCAACATCGTGAGCATCACAAAAAACAAAATGAGTTATTTCAGGATGCGCCTTCAAAAACTCATATGTAGCGATAAGTTTAGTTCCGAATCCTCTCCATTCCGTCTGCAAAACATATATAGGCCAATCCTGTTTAGTGGCACTTTCGATTAATGTTTTAGCCCTTTCTGGCTGATTAGTGACGGTTATTATGCAAATACCTTCGTTCATAAGTTTACAGTTTAACATATATCGCTTTTTTAACTCCCTGTTCAACTAATATAAATCCCATGTCTATCAGGTCGACATGTATAACTTTATGGTCATAAAAGTCAGGAGTAGTATCATCAAAAACCCATACGCCCCCAACCGAAGTACGCGGGTAAAAGAAATTCATTTCTTCGCGTATATGAGCAACCGAATGCGGCCCGTCAAAAAAGACAAAGCTATACTTGGTTTCAACTCGCCTTTCCAATTCGTATATAGGAACTCCATCTGCGAAATAAGTAAAGTAATCGGAGTCTGTAAGGTCAAAGTATTTGAATGATACAGGGCTTTCTTTTACATCCATCCAAATATTACCCATGCATGTTGCTTTCATTGGATTGTCATAGTCAAGCCTGCATATCTGACCCTCCCTACCCTCGTAAAGCAAAGAACCGTAAGGATCTACACAAACCAATGTTTTATTTGGGCAATACAGCCTTATAGCATCAAGAATAGTTTTAGCAGACATGCCTAATCGTGTCCCTATTTCCAAGCATAACCCATCTACGTCTTTAGATAGTTCTATACCCGTTGTCAGCATTTCATACTCGCCGCTGTCACCCTGGAAATTAATCATTGAAACCTCCATCATAATAGTAACTTAAATCACCGTTACGGATCATATCGCACATGATGCCTACTTCCTGTAAGTATACTCCTGCTTCACGCTTCTTCCATTCGGTATATTCCGTACCTCCCTCATCTAAGTTTACAATAGGAATATCTACCCTGAAACAGTTTTTAAATCCCGCTGCTTCTGACCTCACAGAAATTAAAATATCATCAAACCCATAGCATGATGGCTGCGAAAGGAAGCCGCATTTATCTAACATTAAAGGGTTATAAGCAGTACAGGTTCCGAATATATCTTCCTGCCACCATATATTGCCTTCTTTTCTGAAATTTCCGTATACATCGTCGCGCTTAAGACCGCAAATGCCTACATTTTTATCAGAAAAAATAATTTCTTCTAACTTTTCAACCCACCCTGCTTCTGACCATGTCAGATCGTCGTCGCATTTCAGGCACATCTCTCCCGGGTTTCTCTCCTTTAAAGCAACGTTAATGCCTCCTGCTGTGCCGAGGTTTTTATCATTCAATATAAGATTAAAATTTAATTTTAACCTCATATCAATCAGCCATTCTACCGCTTCTTTGCAGGAATTATTGTCGATAATAAATAACCTGTGTTTGGTGAAATCAACTGTATTAAACAGGCTTTCCACGGTCTGCTTCATGTATTTAAGCTTACCATTTTCTTCGGTGGAATAGGAACACATTGCGATTAAGGCCATATTGTCAAAATAACCCGCGCAGCCAAATGAAAGGTAAGCATCGCAGAACGTTTACAAAACATGAAATGACTGGCGGGGAATCTTGAATATCTTGTTCTCATGTTTTACGTTCTGCTTTGACAAGTATCGGATTAACTATTGACAATTACAAATAAATAATTACCTTTAATCTCAATTAATGTTCACTATATAAAAAGATTACTATTATGGCTTTAAATGGCTCACAACTCGTAAATGTCCTTGCTTCACCGGATGGCGCAACGCCCTACAGTACCTCACCGTTTCCGCCTATTACCTCAACCTCTCCGTCACCGCAGTTCGCTTTGCTGACGCAGCAGGTACAGAGTGCTTATGCGGCTACTGCGGCTGATATTGCAGCCTATCCTACGGCAAATTGCAGGGTTAACGTGCAGTACTGGACAGGGAACCAGCATCAGAACGGTTACATACTGACTTCGCAGAACTTAGCAACAGTTCAGGGCGCGTTTTAAGGAGTTGGTTATTTTATTATTCAGGAGCCGCCTCTGAAACAAGGGCGGTATTTTTATGGGCATCAAAGAAATAATCTTTATGAGCAGGGCTAACCGACTTGAATGAGGCTACACGGTCATAAACACTGATCCCCTGTAACCTGTATTCTACCCCGTTTATCTGTCCCGTGCTCTCAAAAAGATACATAAACGAACAAAACCGCTCAATGGCGGCAAGTTCTTTTTTATGACGTTCGTTCTCTAATTCTACTAAGTAGCTCTGCGGAGGTACGATCATGCCTTCTTTCTCTTTAGGGCGGAGTTTATCAGATCGGCTTTGCTATCTCGGTAGGTATCCATACCACCTGAACCCTTATTATTTGTACCCAATGCCCTGTTTAAGGCAGGATTGGCTTTACGTGCCGAATCTATTCTGGAACTTGGAATCTGCTTCCCCTGAACTACTGACGATGCCTTGTATGGTGCCTTTGCTGCCGGTTTAGTAGTACGTTTTGCGGTGATGGTTACGCCTTTTAACTGTCTTGGTTTACCACCATCTGTCGGTTTTTTCATCATTGTTTTTTGTTTTATGCCGCTTGTGTTTATTCCTGTGGTGCGGCAGCAGAGGGTAAGGAAATAATAACCGGTGACCCGTCAGCTGCTAAGGCTGCATTGATCGTAGCTACCTCGTCGGCTGTCAATACCTCCAATGAATTGATTAAGGTCGCCTGTGCCAGTTCTTTTTGTGCCAGTGCTAATTCAGACTGGTCATTTGCCAGCGTAGTCTCATCGTTAGCAATAGCTGCCTGTAGTGACGTTATTTTTGCTTCAAGTGCCGTAGTGTCCATTTTTTTGTATGGGTTTTGAATGCCGGGTAATTCCGAATAACCAAAAGTATAATTTATATTTCATTTTTACAAAAAAATAATTCAAAGTTATTGTTTTATTTTAAACCCTATTTTAATCAATCCTAAGACACTTTTATTTTCTTACCATACCAATATACCATTTTAAGATTTAAATTGATCTACGGCGTTAAAAACGGGTCATAGAGTCTTCTAAATCTCTGGTGACAGTCTGATAACTCGAAAGTAAATACTACGCATCTTGATATGTTATATTTCTAATCATTAACCCAATTACGCCACGCTCGCAGTTTAATAATTTGGCTATTTCGCCAATTCTAATAAATGAGTACCTTTTACAAAACAACCTAATTTCAGCAACATGCGCATTTGTAAATTGAGCATGAGCGCTTTTTTCTCCCCTATTATTTAAAAACCCCATTTTTACTGCATGGTTCATATTCTCTTGATGCGTGCACCATTCTAAATTTTCAATTCGATTATCTGTTTTAATACCATTGATATGGTTTATATGAGGTTTACTTTCAGGATTTGGGATAAACATCTTACCAACAAATTGATGTATTGTCTTACTATTCCCTTTAATTTAAGGTACAAATATCCATGAGATGATACAAAAATCTTTAATTCTTTAGATTTTACAGTAATAGTTTTAGACCCATATTTATTTTCATACGTTATCTTTCTTGTAATTGATCTAATTCTCATTACCGATCCATCATAAAAACATTCGTGCTCGTTTTCAAATCCAATTAATGGATTCCATTTGTTTATTTCCATAAATTTAAAAAACCCGTTCAGGTTCATCCGATGCCGCAGAATCCCCCAAACAGGTTTAAAGTGTTTTCGATTTGCTCCGGCATGAGCAGTTATTTTATACTTCAAATATAGTGATTAAAAATCATCTAATCGTTTAAATTTTGTCCAATCAGAACTTATTTGAAAATGATCCCCAGCGTCAATTAAATCGCAAATTATATTTGTCAAATTTACTCCGGCTTTATTCACTACAGAGAACCATTGTCCAGTAGGGACGCTCTTTAGTTTTTTTATGGTCATATCCGTTTCCATAGCTTAAAATCAAGATTGTGATTTAATAAATCATCGGATTGCAAAAGATTGTGCTTATTCCGGTTGAGATATTTTAAATGTATTTTTTTGGACTCAACATTGGTTATTTCCAGTTCGCAATAGGTTGAAACTACCATAAACCTGTCCCCTACATGATAAGCAGAGTCATCCGGCGCAATCTTCACCGATGCCATCTTTAATCGTATTTCCGGGTCGAATACTCGGTTTTCATTAAAGGATGGGATGCAGGACTGAATGTGGAACCCATTGTTGCAAAAGTGCTGAATCATCAGGCTTTCCTTTGCTTCATTCAATTCTGTTTCGGGGACTGAAATATATTTTTCAGGTATATTAACCGCCCACTTCAATTGCTTTGAAGCATTTTCCCAATAGCCATTACCAACGTATTTTGTACTTTTCGTAGCCATTATCTTTAATTTTTTCAACGGTTAATCCTTCGTTCTGTAATTTTATCAGGGTATCCTGTTTCATTTTTAGTACCCGATAGCAATTTCTTTCAGGGTTGTTGTCTTTGTTATTCTGCGCTACGGTCATCAGCGCTTTCCTGATCTCCCGGTACTCAATTGTTTCAGTTCGCTCAATTAGAATTGTTCTTAGTAATTTCTTTTTCATTTTTGCTTTTTTTTTGGTTTTTATTTATGATTAAAAAGGGCATGGATCATCATTTACTTGCGAATATTCATCTTTTATATTTCGGGCATAAGCCATTATTAATTGATGATTTATTGGCTCAAAATCTCTTTCACGAACACTTTCGGTAATATCTATTTTAACCTGAACTGACTTTTGCTTAACCCTGTGATATTCTAAAATTGGATTAAATCCAGGTTCCATTAAGTCCCTATTTTCAGATGTTTCAAAGCCAGTTAAGTGATTTATCATTCTCAAATAAACTGGTTTGTTTATCCATGTTACGCTGCCTCCTGTTTCTATTTCCTTTACTTTCCTGACATGAATCTCAGTAAACATCCATGCCTTTTCATTCTGAGTAACACGGTGTATTGTTAAAAATTCATCCGCCTTATTTGCGAACATTACACCCATTTCAGTATCTTCCTTTTGAGGCGCCATAGTAAAACCATCCTTGCCTTTATTCCTTGCGCCTACTGTTCCAACATGGCAATTCAGGTATATTGAAATATTATTTTGTTTGCAGTAAAGTTGTATAACACTTGCGGCCTCATAGTGGTAATCATATCCGCTTTGCCTTGATTTTACGGGTATATCTATCTTCAATGAGTTGTATGGATCAATCATCAACCCATTATATTTTTTATGCTTCATTGCTTTGGTGGTCATATTTAAAATATCCTGATAGTTATACAGTTTGTCACCGCATTTTATAATATCAAAATGGTCTTTCACAAATTGCTTTGCCTTTAAATATTTTTCTTGGCTCATATGATCTATCTGCTCGCACCAATAAAATTCTATAAGTTTCCTAACTACACCACCAACTCTATTTTCAGAACTGAATATTAGCCATTTCCAACCATGGAAAATAGCAGCAAGCATTTCAAAATACCATATTACGCTTGATTTACCAACATTATCAAGTCCGTTTACTATCACCAAATTACCTTCTTTGAAAAGAAAATGCTTGTCTAATGTTGGTATCCCTGTGCTTTTACCTAACTCAAAAATTCCTGTTCTCCATGCGTTAAGATAGCCGTCGTAATCTTCTTCTACCGCAAGGAATGACAGGTCATCATCTGATAAATCAATTCTGCTCGGGATAACTATGTCGTTGTCGCGCTGATTTTCTATCCTGTCACCATACCCTGCATCATAAAGCATCTTGGGCACTTTATTCCAATCCCCATCACATTTCAGAACACCGTATACTGCATATGGCTGATACGGTGTTTGCGCTTCAAACTCTGTTGACGTAGAAAAAACGCTAAACCATTTCTTCTGCTCATCATAATTCCCTGAACTTGCCGCCTTAGTATCGCCCGGCCTTCTCATCAAAATCTTTGAGCCTTTTTTACCTACAGCAGTCCAACCGTATTCCTCAAGCAACGAAACAACATCGCCGCGATCATTAAAATCTTCTGTTGGCTTTAAGCCCTTTGTTTGTTTCCTTTGCTCTACAACCGGTGGCTTAAATTCTTTGGCAACTTCATTGAAGCTGTAAGCAATACTCAACAGTGCCTCTCGTTCCTGCACTGAAATTGTAGGTATGCTATCGAAAGCCCCATTAATCAGTTCATATCCCGGTGTAGGGTAACAGGCTATGTATCCGCCATTGCCACGGGTTTCAAATAAAACTTTTATCTTTTCACCTGCCAGTTGCTCGGCTTCATTAGCATACCTTTGCGCAAGTTTTTTATTCCCATCAATAACCTCGCATCTGTAAATCAGGTGATACCCACCGCTTGTGGTTTTCTGAACTACCAAACGTTGTAATAGTCCGGGGCAAACTTTTATTACTGTTTTTTGATATTCGTTGAATAAAGTTCCAGTTAGGTCGTACTTCAAATCAATATCGATAGCCTCAAGGTTTCCGCTTATGTTGCCGCAAACTATACCAATCCCATAACACTGGCTTACATCGTGCTTTAATTTTGATTGCTCCCATTGCTTTACTATTGGAACTTTTTTTTCGTTTATTGGAATGACCTGTATCCCAACTGTATTTTGAAGTTGTGAGTAGCTAATCATTTCCATATACAGACTTTACTTTTCTACGTGGGTCATTGCCGTAAGTTTCTAAATTTATTCTGTTCTGTTCATCAGAAAGTGGAATAGTTGATAACGACACTATTTTATTTTTTGGTATTGATTGAAGATATCCCTCAAACTTATTTCCGAAAAGTGTTTCAGGTCTTAGGTATAAAACCATTTTAGCATCATCCAACCATTCGTTACATTTTTGTGAAATAACCTTTTCAAAATCTTCTTTTGTAAACCCTTCGTTAAACCTTGCTTTTATAAGGTCTTTCGTTTTGGTCGTTTTTAAAGAAAAATTTTTACCACTCTTCTTATTTAATAGTTCAACTACTTCTTTAATATATAAAGATATATTGTCGTCCTTAACAAAACCCCACTTTTGTTGAGGGTTGGTCTGAGGGTTGGTCAAAGGTTTTGTTGAGGGTTTTGATAGGGGTTTTGTTAAGTAGCTTAATCTTGCCTCTACTCTTTTGGTTGAAATATTGCCTTCACGAACCATACGGCGACTTTTTATACAGAATTTATCGGGTGCTATTTCTTCAATATTTAGTAGGTTATTTTCCGATATTTCGGCCAAAAGTTCCCTACTTTCTTCTATATTTGTCTTAAAAAGTATCGAAATTGCCCTAATATTGGCAGTAAATACCCCTCTTTCTTCCGATTTATGGAGCTGAAACAGCAATTTTAGCAAACAACCCTCTAACAAAACCCTAACAAAACCCGTGTCCTGTTCCCAGTCTCCAATGTTTATTTCAAACACCTTTTTATCTGTCATTTTGACCTCCATGATAGTCGTTCCAATCATCGTTTGGATCGGTAAGTTTAACTGATTTAAGATGCTCTTCTATCTGTGTTTTTAAAAGACTTTTGCACCATGATTGAGATATGACCCATTTAAGGTATAATATTTCAGTTTCATCATCCATTGTAGACAGTAACCTTCCTTTATACTTACCAAAGTATAGTTGAATAGGTTTACCTTGAGGGATGTTTTTAATAAATCCGTCACAGCCATTACACCAAGCGGTGTTTTGGTTTGACTTCATAACGGTTCGGTAATCGTTGATGCTACCGCAATGTTGACATGTAATATCGGGCATAGCTAATTAATTTAGGTAATTTAAAATTGTACGTTGTAAAAAGTATTAAGCCGACAAAACACCTATTCTTCCAAAAGAATAAGCACTCCGCCTTTTATTTCAACTGTAGTAACTGTTTTTGCCTTTACCATGTCATTGACACGTTGCCTGCTGGTTCCATTCTGCCTGGCATATTCGGCCTGTGTAATCAGTTTAGTCCGATCAACCTTTAATGGTAGTAATTGTGATTTGTTCATGGTTCAAATATAGCTATAAATGGACATTGTACACATACGAATACGTCAGTTTTAAACATAACTTTTCAACACATTGTTAACAAAAAAGCCGCACAGATTACCACCTCTGTACGGCTAAAATAAACCACTTTTGATTATGAAAACGGTGTAAATATAGGGGATTATTTCGTGAAATTATGTTTAATGTTCAACTGAATGAACGATGATAGTAGTTCCATACTTGATTGTTTTATTTGGTTTTTAAATTAAAAAATTTCTTTTTGTTCGCCGGGGTCGAGAATAGTAATCCCTAAAAATTCTGCTGCCCATTGTTGTATTTCTGCAATAAAATCGTTAAATTCAACTGTTGACAATGAAGCGGTTGATTGAACGATAGTGATAAACTGTCCATCATCATTAGCGACATCTTTTTTAAGAAACTTGTTCTTTAACATCTCGTGTATCGTTTCATTGTCAAGCAGATGCCGCTCAAAGCCCATATTGATTAGTCCGTCCTTAACTTCGTTCAACACCACTCCGTGATAATAATTATTTTGCTGTAGGCTACGCTTCTTTTTTGCGTTGGCAATAGTAATTAAATATCGCCCGTCGTTAAGCGATTTCAGCGCCTCATACAATGGTCTGTTGCCTTTTAAGACTCCCTCTTGTTTATGTAGGTTAAACTGTTGCATGCCTATTTTTAAAATCAGTTAAAGACTTATAATATTTAACCTTACCTGTAGCTATTAAATTGTTAATACGATCGGTAAATAACTCCATTTTTACTGGTAATTTTGATTTATATTTAGTACATTTAACTACTGTTTTAATAGTATCGCCATGAAATGCATCACGTTCTTTACGTCTGTTAAAAGAAGGCTACTTATCATCAAGCATAAACCTTGAAGCGGTGAATATTCTTTTGGCGCGCCTCATAGGTTGATTAAAATATTGGTTAATACAAGGTAGTTAATTGTAACGTGTAATACATTATCAACTATGATAGTTACCCAAGTACTTAACCAAATTGGAGTACTATCCGGGAATCCATTCCCTTTGAAATGAATATTTTTTAATCGGCATAGATATTTTGCTAATCTATATTTATCGATAACAAAATGGGTTATAAATATTATACCGATTTGTGAAACATTACATATCAGTAAAAATGGAAGCGAATAAAGAACACAATGAATGAGGCAACTTAAATACCCAATTAAATTATTTTTAACTTTATTGGTAGCCATCCAATCATTTTGGAAAATATAATCTCCCCATAAATGAAGTAATAATTGAACCATATATTTTTTTTGATTAAAACAAGTTAAACTGATACTTTAAAATACCATAGACCATCACTCCTAAAGAAATGATAGATGCTCCCATAAATAGTATACTCAGTGCTTTCATAGGTTATAGGCTTTCTTTAAAATTTCCTCACCGCGATTATAAAATATTTCCATAGTGGTTTTAGAAATAGGGCTATTGAAATCCCTGTTTCCTCTTATGGTATCCAACAGGTCAGCTATAAACTCAATAGCTTCCGGGGCTGCGCTGATAATATGAGCATTGGCCAAATCGGCTCCTTGTAATTTATCATACCATGAGTGATTACTAATCATGCAAATATCACCTACATTTTTTTTACCTTTTATCCAGTGTGGTATAAAGTTATCTACCTCCCACGGGCCTGGAGTATGTTTTGATGCCAGTTTGTTTGGGTTATTGCTCATTTTGTTTTTGGTTAAACTTGTAATTTAATTTTCTTTATAGATTGCACCATAATAAATACACTTTAGTTTATTTTTTATATTAAAGTGCACCTTATTTTTGTTTTGTGATAAAGATAAAGGGATTAGCTTCACCGTTTCAGGTGACATAAACACAACCATAAATAATCCAAGGTCATCTTCTTTGTTAGGCTCTCCTATTTGCCAAATCTGAGAAACAAGATACCTGTCGTCACGTTCGATAATAATATAATTAATAATCGTATTTATCCCTGACTCCGGTAGTACTCTCCATCCTGATTTAAACCGCTTATCTCGCTTACCTGAATAGTCATATCTCGCCACAGTAATACTAACATCGATAACAACGGCATCATTAGTCATTGAATCCTGTTTTTCAGATAAATTATATCCATTCATACCGGTATGTTTTCTAACTGTTCTAATAATTGCTTATTAATAGCCTCTACACGCGAGGCAAACTCTTTCAGGGTAATCACATCGTCAGATGAAGCGATCTCCTCTCTACAGAGGCGTAAGGCAGCATTTGACAGTTTATTGAAGTATCCCAACTCCTTAGAAGTACGCTCGCCAAAGTTTTTAGAGCCATCTGTATCATTTACGCCATACCTTATGGCCGTAAAACAATTACCGTCTACGCCAATAGCATAGTCATTACCGTTTAATTTAATTTCTATAGTCATTTTATTTTTGGTTTTCTTTTATAATTATATTATCGGGGTACTTATTAATCCTTGATCCCTTGAAAAAGTACTGAGGATTTATCCAGAATACATCAGGTATCCAATGGTGCTTATAAATAATACTCGCGTCACACAACCCATTAATAGCAGTCTTGTACGTGTTGATAGAGTTTATACCCATCGTCTTCATATATGACTTCTTATCCACCCAAACGTAATCCTTCGAAGATGTTAAGCTGTACATGATAAACAAATACAACTCCTTACTCCTAATTGGCATAAACGACAATAACTTCTTATCCCCCGGTACATCAAATAACTTGGTATACTTAGCTACCTCTAAATCAAACTCCTTAATATCAGGCTTGCCAAACTTATTTAAAACATATTGCTCTTTTTTATAAACATATATCTCTAACTTTTTTGTAAATGGGTTGATACCCATATCTTCCTCATTTATCTCCGGTTTGCCCATATACAAAGATAACTACTTTATTTAATACTATCAAATTTTTGACGTCAACTCATTAATTTATTATATATAAATCATTTTACCCCTTTCGTCACTGTATTGACACCCATCATTTATACTTAATTTACCTATAGAAAAAAGACATCTCAGCATCCATATTAATATAAAAGGATATTTAACACCAAAATTTATTGTCTGGGTACACCTGTGGGATTACCCCTCACTCAACCAACAACCCCCTGGGTCGAAGCCGATGGAATCGTAACGACCGGGGTGGGGTGATAATCTTTTTGAAATGGTGACAATGGTAGAACGCTGTCTCCTTTTGTTGCCTGGCTTTAAAGGATCAGTATCACTTATCGTTATGGCTTGTAAGCTGTCTTATCTCGTCTCACTTAGCTATCATAGCTACAACAATTTACCTCTCTTACAGCTCATTTATCACTCAATCCAACAATTGGTCAAAAACACGGATTATTCTGCTAAAGTGGACACTTTATAGCTGTTTTAGTGGTCAAAATGACGGATAAACACCTCCAAAACCCCTTAAAAAAGCTGATAGGATTATTACTTGATAGTAAATTGTTGATAATGGCAGATAAATGGGTGATAGGAGCATGTATAGGGTAAAGCCGTTATCTATGCGATCATTAAAGCTTCATTGCCATCTTAGTATAAGCGCTTATATAAATAGAATAGTATTGTGGTATTAATTACCCGTTTTTACTCAATTGTAGAATAATGGGGAATAGTTTACATAGTATTGATTTATGATTATGTGGCTTGGTGTTAGTATATCATATATATATATACGTTTGGCATAGTTATTGCATATGTATTATCATGGTTGCATGGTGCAGCTTGTAAAACATGGGTTATGAAAACTTGTATTATTAAATTCAGCGGTAAAACAGAGTCGTTAAATGTTCATGCCAATAATATGGATTATGTTGAGAATGTAAACAGTATTATTGATGTTATAGAAGTGCTTAAAAAGCATTATACTGTTGCAGATATGAACCTTATCATTTCAATGGAAATAGTTTAAATAAGATTATGAGAAAAATAATAGATATAACAGAAGCAACGGTGAAAGTATTTAATCGCTTGGCACTGGAAGAAGACCGCAGCACAAAGAATATGATAGAGCGGCAATTAGAAGCTATGGGTAAACATGGCATTCCTTACATAGACCTTTGGAATCAGTGTGAAGCAGTTACTAAACAGTTACAACAAATAAGTAAATAAGATTATGAAAACGTTAGAGCCTTCATTAGCTGCATTACTACTAATTAACCAAGCTGAAATAATAAACGCTAATATTGATAGGTTGCACGATATTATTAATAAGGCAGAGCGCGGGGCAATGGGTTTAACCTTAGATAGTTCTAAAACGCCTGAATGGCGCAAGGCTAAGCATGAATATGATATGATGTTTAGCCGGTTACGTACAGTTAACAGCCAGTTGAATAAAATGCGTAAATGCGTAGGTTATGAGGCTGTAAACGGTAAGAGGGTAGCAATATATCAATACAAAGATAATCCAACAATAAATCAAAAACTATCATGAATCAGGTAACACAAATCACTTACAGCAATGGGCATATATGGAATGCTTATGGCATAAGTCATTTACAGGCCCTACAGTCAGCTAAAAAGATAGCAGACGTGTTATGTATATCCTTTAACTATAAACTCATTGACGGTGCTTATTTACCCCTTAAATCAGTTGTTAGCTGTTTACCTATTAACTTAAATTAATTTTATAATATTAAAAACTATCAAAAATCATGGAAACTACAACAATTGAATTTACCCGCGTTAATAATGACGTTAATGGCAATCCCCGTTATGTATGTCACTTCTTTAATCTGCTCAAGGCAGAAGAAAGCTATAGTAGTGGCTTATCCATATCAGAACGCTATGATCTTGCTGTTAAACGCGCTAATAAGATAGGGGGCAAACGCTTTCATAACAAACAGTATGGCGGCGGCATCGTATTTCAGTCTTATAATCTTAAAGATACTGAACAATCAATATTAGAACTGATTAAATAATACTACCTGTTTCCTGATAGTTCAGGTAGCAGTTTAGCCCGACACTTGTATTAATTTACAGGTTCGGGCTTTACAAGGTATAAGACAATGAAGTCTTATTAAAAACTATCGATCATGAACTTAATTCAATTTATTATCGCCTTAGTACTCATAGTGGGTTTAGGCTTATTAGTTTTAAATGTTAACTGGTCTAATGAATGCCGGGATATGTTTAACTTATTTAAAGTAAGAAAGGGTGTAAAGAAATGAAATACCAAGTATCAATAGAAATGCTGGAACGGATAGTAAAAAATGCAAAATCCGCAAAAGCTAAAGACAGCAGCCTATCCAATACCGTAGAATTAGATTTTGTAAGGGATAGTCACACCCATTTAGGTACTGACCAAGTTGGGGCATGGCTTAAAAGCGGATATGCTGAATGCAATGGTGAACTATTATTTAATCATTGGAAGTAATCACACATGATAGCAAGTTACGCAAAACCATTGAGCGACTTAGCCAAAAAGGGCGCTAAAATAGCAAAGGATAAAGGTATTGATTGTGGTAAAATGTGCAGCGAATGCGCGTGTAAATGGGAACAGGAACACAACTTATTTTATTTCATTGCTGCCGACAATGCAGCCGACAAATTGATGAACGGTGGCGAATTTATGTGCCATACCCATGATTATAAATGTGCTGACAAACCGTGTTCTGGTTTCCTGATGGCTAAATTAGCAGCAGATGACCAAGATAAAATAGATGGTTAAAAAGGAATTGAACCATCTAAATAATTCCCCGAAATTGCCACATGGATCGAAGAAAACGTATAATTTACAGACTAATAATTTCAAAGAACTGATATATAAATATAACTAATTAAAACCACTAATTACCACAAACATGAAAAAATTACTACTCCTGCCATCCCTGTTATTTGTTTTAATAGCTTCGGCACAAACTTACCAAAAGATCGAAGTATCCCATTTCGGCAAAGAGGGAAACATCACCTCTAAAACCATTAAGTACAAGCCAGGTAATGTAAAGATTACTGATAAATCTATTACCGTAGATGATAAAGTGTATACCATTGTCCGTACAGGCTCACCAGAGCTTCAAGACGAAGGATATACCGCTACAGAGTATCTTTGTATCGCTGAAACTAAAAGTGCTGTAAAAGCGCTTAAAATAGTCTTATTATTTACGCCAAAAAAACAACTTTGTGATGTGATTGTAAAGACAGGCAAGACAAGTGCTGATTACTGTTTAACTGATAAATAAAAAGTAAGGAGAGAAGATTATGAAAACACTTTTAGAAAAAGGCGACCTGGTTAAAATAATCAATCTTAACCAAACACAAATAACAGTCGGGAGCGTGCCATTAAATAGCGAAGGATATATTATAGGTATAAATACGAATAGGGCACTTCCATACGAGGTTGTCATAAATGGATTTACATGGCTATTCAAGTCTGAAAATCTGCTTTACATTGCTTAACCCCCTCACATTTAAATAAAGGAAAGAGATGAGCGATCATTGGTACCCAAGAACAACGCCAATAGCGAGAAAAGAATATCATTGCCAGGCAAGTGAATTTGTCCGCGATGCGTGGAACGATGCCGACATAGCGACCTTGCCAGAAAAAGAGCGCAATGCATTTGAACTGGCTAAATCGCATAACTTTAGAATACTTAAAGGTGAGCGATATATTAAACAAATATCAATTTATGACGGATCGTATGGAATATTTAGAGGCATACCCGATATGGTTGATATGTGCCATAAATATGAATTATTCCCAGATGTATAACATTTACCCCTTTAACCACAAAGTAATGAAAACGGAAGGACTAATTTGCTCGCAATGCGGAAAGTCATTTGAGCCTTGGGATAGATACGAAGATTGGGGATTTGGCGAAGTCGGCAGCTATGAGGAAACGGACGTGTGTTCTGAAGAATGTTACCAAGATTGGCGAAGTGATAATAGAGAAGAATTGTGTAATTAACCAAACTAAAGAAGGATGAAAACTCCGCGCGAAATAGTAATACAGCATTACCCAACGGCACATGCTGAAAATGTCGGCAAGGGCGCTAAAAATTATTATCATATATACAGGGGAACTTATATGTTAGGACAAGGTAAGTCAGCTAAAAGTGCATGGAAGGCTGCCTATAATAATTTAGATAGATAAAAACTATGAGCAGCTACACCCATATGCCCAAAGACCAACACCGTACCTTAATCATTTTAGTAACCATCCTTATTTTAGGATTAATAGCAGCATTATGAAAACGGAAGAAGAATATATGAGTTTACTAAATAAGGCTAATTCTGTATTAGAACTTAACAGTATATTGGATGCCGCCACAAATGATTATTCTTTATTTGTTGATATTTTGGGACGGATAATAGATTGTAAACTATATATGGAGCTTGAACTTTTTTACAACTCAAAATCATGAAAAAATACATTTTATCCTACACTTTCCTAAATGTAGACTGCATTTTAGAATTTACTAACCTGTTTGACTTTTCGGCTAAATTAGAATGGTGCCAGCAGCAAGCCGAAATCTTGCAGCACACTATTGATTTTAAAACAGAGTAAAAATAAATTTAGTAAGTCACTTGTTTTTATGAATTGCTATGACTACATTTGAATCATGGAAGAACAAAAGACTAAAATACAGGTATATGTCGATGCTGACACAAAAAAAGCTATTTTAGAAATAGCCGAAAAGGAGAAAAGGAGTAACAGCAACGTAGTAAATATTCTAATTTTAGAAGCCATTATTCATAGGCAAAACCCTAGTTTTAATACATAAATAAACAAAAACCAAAATAAAATTACCACACAATGAAAAGTTTAACCTCAACCAAGCCACTCAATGACCACTTGAGCAGGGTATTTAACCACGCCGTTTTAGTTGGAGTCGGATTAAAAACAGAAGATGCTTTTAATATAAGCTTTAACAGCCCTCTATCCCTTTGTTGTGCGATGCCCTTATATCGTGAGGGATCATACGAATTTTGTAGTTATTGCCAGGAGTTTCATAATAGTGAATTATGAATCAGCTTGACAGACAAGTTTTTAACAAGCATCATCCAGTAAAGCAATGGCCTAACTGGAAGTACTGTATAGTAGAACAGTATTGTAGGGAAATATACAGAGCATCTTCCCCGGCTTTCTGCCATAAGTTTATAAAAGATAATCAATTAAAGAATACAATAGTAAAATTTATAAGATGAAAACATTATCCGATTTAACACCTGAAATATCTGCTAAAATACCTGAATATATCGCCAAATATACCAAAGGCGTATTTGATGGCGAACGCTATAATAATTTCAAATATGATGCTGCGGTTGCGCTTATAGACTGGAATTATGAACAATGCAAATATAAAAAACCATGTGTCTTAGTGGCTGAAAACCCATACGAGGCACAAATATTTTTTAATTATATCAAAGCTAATGAAAAAGTTTTTTTACCGATTATATATACTATTTATTGCATTAGAAATGGTATTGAGGTGAACTTGAATATACCTAAAATAGAAAATAAACAGTTGAACTCACAGTTGTACTCACAGTTGGACTCACAGTTGTACTCACAGTTGTACTCACAGTTGGACTCACAGTTGTACTCACAGTTGGACTCACAGTTGGACTCACAGTTGTACTCACAGTTGTACTCACAGTTGGACTCACAGTTGTACTCACAGTTGTACTCACAGTTGGACTCACAGTTGTACTCACAGTTGGACTCACAGTTGGACTCACAGTTGCGCTCACAGTTGTACTCACAGTTGAACTCACAGTTGAACTCACAGTTGCGCTCACAGTTGGACTCACAGTTGAACTCACAGTTGCGCTCACAGTTGGACTCACAGTTGGACTCACAGTTGAAAACGAAAAATCCAGATTACCTATTTACATCAAATGTTTATTCCGGCGCATATGGAGGATATTACAAGTTTCTGGCTGACGAATTAAAAATAGACACGCCTATCAATGTAATGTTGAATAGCTGGAATGATCTTTATCAAAAATCCAATGTCTATTCGGCTATTTTTTCTGAATTGCTTTGTGTGGTATCTAAATACCCTAAAAAGGTTCACCTTAATGAAAATAATGACATGCACAGAACTGATGGCCACGCCGCTGAATGGTCGAACTCAACAGATATGACTAAATTTAATGGGTATTATATCAATGGGCGCAATATGCCTGAATGGATATTTTCTTCTGAAATAACTAAAGAACAATTTATAAATGAAGAAAACGAAGATATAAAAGCCGGTATTTATGAAGTAATTGAGTCCAAAGGAGAGGGTACAATGCTTACCTTTTTAGGTGCGAAAGAGGCAGATAAGAAATCAGTTATTCATGGGGATGGAAGTGTAGAAGAATTGATTTTATACAAAACAACTGAATGTTTTAAAGAAGAAGAAGATTTAAATGGGCGTACGAATGTGCCGTTGGCATGGATAAAAATGTGCTGTCCGAGTACTGGAACTAATTATTTAATCCCCACGGACAGTAGTTTTACAAGTGCTATAGATGCGGCTAAATTTGCACGCCCTACCATAGTACCGCAAGAATTAGAATATAACTGGTTACAAAGAAATTAACAATTTAAACAAATAAAAAAAATGGAAAATAAATTACAGTTCACAGGAGAAAACAGCCACCAAGGAGATGTACAGCTATTCGGTATAGCTAAATTACCTGATGGAGTAAAAAAGATTGAAAAGCGTTTCATAGCTGCATCTGAACGCTCCGGGCATGTACATGTTCTTTGCGGCGAATACGAAATGTACGAAAAAGAAGGCGTTGACGGTGTATTTGTCGTGGTAGGAAAAGAAGGTTGCACCCTTAACCATAGTGCCATAAAATCACTAACTAAAGAAGCCATGGAACGCAATGAGGCGAAAGAAGTTGCTGACCATAAACCCAATATTTATACAGAAGGAGATACCTTCTTTATTGGTATTCAACAACGTAAAAAACATTTTAGCAGAGTATGGGCTAAAGTACAGGATTAATTATTTATAAACGCTTTGTCTATTGGCTACTTTAGGGTAGCCTTTGGCAGTAGAAAATAATTGCAAATGAACCTTGAAACAACTATAGTAAGCTTTAAACAGACACCCGAAAGCGAGGAACATATTTACTTTTGCTCGGATAGACCTATTGAGGCTATGGATTATTATATTAACGCGGCACTACAGCCATTTATAAGAGTACAGATAGCATTTAATCCGGTAAGCAGGGAAAGGTGTCGTAAAATTGAAAGTAGCACGTGTAAGGCTTATAATGTGCCACTGGTGCCACTGTCATTTGTAAAGCAATATTTTGCTTTGGAGAAAAAGGACAGGCCGATTAAAACTTACTTTAGAATACTTGAATTAACTAAATAAATATAAACATTAAAAAGCCAACAAAGGCAGTAAAATGAACAAATCATGGCAATAAACGCAACAAACAATTCGGCTCCACGTGAGCTAATCGAAGCAGGGCTACACTTGGCTCGATGCTACTCAATGGTTCAGATAGGAACCATCAAAGAGGAGTTTAAAGGAGAAATGAAAACTATGCAGAAAGTGCGTATCGGCTTTGAATTTCCTGAACTTACTAAAGTATTCAAGGAAGAAAATGGGCCACAACCTTTTGTGTTCAGTAAAGAGTACACTTTATCAATGGCTGACAAGGCTAATTTACGCGCTGTGCTGACCTCGTGGCGCGGTAAGGCATTTACCGAGGAGGAAGCAAAAAGTTTCGATATAACTAAGCTTTTGGGCGTTCCCTGCTTAATTAACCTCACTCATAAGCCGAGTAAATCAGATGCTACCAAAATCTATGAGGAAATAAGTGGTATTACACCCTTAATGAAGGGGATGACTTGCCCGCCACAGGTAAACCCAACTTTCGTATTATCTTATGATGAATGGGACGAAGCAAAGTTTAATACATTACCCTCTTTCATTACCGATAAAATGAAAACAAGTGTAGAATATCAAGCACTAAAAAATCCTCAAAATAACACTTTCATTGATGAAAAAGGCCAGCCAATAGAGGATGACTTTAATGATTTACCATTTTAACTTATAATTAAATTAATCTCAATTAATTAACTAATAACCCCAATAATCCCGGTGAAGTAGCTGGGATTATTTTAAACACTTAAACCAATGAAAAGAACAGAAGATGCAATGATGCAATTAAGAGAGCAGGAACAAAGCGAAACGACCGAGACACAAACAGGAGTTACGTTTTCGCCAAAGAGCATCCTTAACCTCACAGCAGAGGGCATAAGCGAGAAAGCTAAACAGATAGTGGATTACTATACCGACGGCTATAATAATCCGGCAGAGGGCTTAATATTAGCTAAGAAGTTAGCAGATATGTCCGAACAGATCAAGAACAATCTGCAAGATTCCGCCAATAATGAATTAAAGTTAGGCAAAGGTGATAAAGCCAATCTTTTTGGTTGTGTTATCAATTCACAAATGGTGGGGGTAAAATATTCATTCAAAGAATGTGGTGATCCTGTTTGGAATGAACTGAAAGAAAAGATTACTAACAGGGAAGCCTTTTTAAAAACCATTAAAGGGTCAAAATCGGAACTGATAGAAGAAACTGGCGAAGTAGTAACAATTTACGAGCCTGTAAAGTCGGGTAAAATGGCACCTGTTATAAAAATACTATAACAATACTGGTTAAGTAGTTCCATCAAAAACTTCAATTATAGATAAGGTTTTTTAAAATTATAAATTTATGCATGCAATAATTGACTACACGGGGCGACTATTTACAAATTTTAAAGTGGTTAATTCCGCGCCATCTGTTTTGACAATCAATCCCAATGGAAGTATTCGTAGAACCCGAATGTGGTATTGCATCTGTAATTGCGGGACTGCATTCAAAAGAAATACAAGAGCAATAAAGCACGATAGGCCATGTGTAAAATGTGGCCAAATAATAGGATCAGAAAAATTGCGAAATAATTTATCTCTTCATCGATCGCTAAAACCAATCTTAAATAAAAGACTAAAAGCAATTTGGCATAAGATGAAAGATAGATGTTATAACCAAAATCACATATCTTATAAATACTATGGTCTTAAAGGGATAGGAGTATGCCAAGAGTGGAAATTTGATTTTAGTGTTTTCCATAGGTGGTCTATTGATAATGGATACGAAAACAATTTGTCTTTAGACAGAATCAATGGCAATGAAGGGTATTCCCCATTAAATTGCCGATGGGCGACGAGAAGTGAGCAACAAAACAATAGGAAAGACAATAGAAAGTTCCAGTTCAATAACCAACTCCTAACTGCCCGTGAAATATCTAATATCACAGGCAAGAGCTATGAATACGAATATCATAAAAACAGAAAAATAAAAATTGAAGCCCCTGCACTGCGATAGTAAGGGGGCTTTATTAAAAAACATTAAAAAAATTAAAACTGAAAATGAAATACTTGAAGATACAGAATGACGGAGAATTAGACATCAGGCTGGTTGCCTTAATGGGTGGTACTACCAAAGCCAATGATAAATATAAGATAGGTCAATTTGGGACTGGCTTAAAATATACTTTAGCCTACCTGTTTCGTAACAATATAGACTTTAAAATATTTGTTGGCGACAAAGAAGTTGAACTTTCTATTGAAACCGAAGTTATCAAGGAAGAAAACTTTGACATCATATGCATCAATGGCAACAGAACCTCTATAACTACCCGTATGGGTGCCGATTGGGATGCTTGGATGATTATCCGCGAACTTTGGTGTAATGCCTTAGACGAGGGCGGAGCAATATATGAGGTGGTTACTGACACCTTGACTGAAAGCGGTAAAACGATCTTTTACATTCAGATTGACAAGGATTTTCAAAATGTGCTGGATAATTGGGGTGATTACTTTATCCATGACAATGCCCCGTTGTATGATGGGCCAAATCATAGGATTTATCACGGTGGCGAAAAAACACGCATCTATAAACAAGGAGTACTGATTCATACCATTGATAGTCCGGGATTGTTTTCTTATGATGTAAAAAATGCAAGCATTAATGAATTACGGGAATTTAAGGGCGTTACAGCTGCCGAAATTGTGAGGGCATTAAAGAATACCACACCTAATGTTATTACCCACTTCCTTGAAAATGTTACCGATGAGCATTACGAGGGAACAATGGATTACAAATGGTATGAAAGCTTTGGAGAGATTTGGAGAGAAACCATCGGTAATGCCAAGATCATCCATCAAAAGGCTGTAGATACCATAAAGGAACGCGGAGCGGAGTTTGATGCAGCCGGAACTATCATACTACCACTGAAGGTATATAATTTCCTTACAGTCGAATTTAAGGGGATTGGCGCACTTCGTACAGCCGATAAGATAAACGAGTTTTATGAGATACATTCACAGCTATTAGCTGACAGGATGAACGAGGTACTTGCTATCCTTGAAGTATGCGAGTATGCCGTACACCCTGAACTGAAATTTATTTTCGGTGCCTTTGGTGATAAGAACATCATGGGGCAGGTAAATATGGATACCAAAGAGGTAATGTTATCGGATAGTCTTTTAGAAAAAAGCCTATTCAATTTCATTGCTGTTATCATTGAGGAAAATGAGCACTTTAAAAGCGGGTTCAGCGATTGTACCCGTAACTTTCAGCAACACTTTATTAACCTGTTTACCAAAACACTATTAGATAAAAACGCAGTGAAGCTGTAAAATGGGAACAAGAACCTCTGCTACATGGGTAACACATTATTATGATGCCCTGTTAGAAAGTAGCTTACCTGGTGACATACCTTACTTAAGGGCTTTAGCTAAAGGAGAATGGAGGCCATCAGAAGCTAAACAAAGAGCGATAAGAATTTACGAATCTAATATTAAAAAGAAATGAAAAAGATAGAAATAACTGAAAATCAGAGACAGCAATTTAATCTTATGAGAATGGCGTTAATCCAAATTCACAAGGACTATCAAACTCCAAGCCAATTAAGGCGCGATTGTAAGGGAGATTATGGTTTAGATTTTGAAGAAACTATCGAAATGGCGTATGAGAACATCCAACATTTAGCTAAGTCAATGGTAAAAGGTATTAAAGCAATAGAATTTAAACCATGCAAATAACACGTAAAAGCGCAATAACAGGTATTACCCGCACCATGGAGATACCCGTAACTGAAGAACAGCTACAGGTATGGGAGAAAGGCAAGCACATACAGTTTGCTATGCCTCACCTTAGTGCTGACCAAAGGGAGTTTATTATTTCGGGGATAACTCAAAATGAATGGGCTGCTTTTATTACGGAAGACGATGATTGATTATGAACTTACCCGACCACATAGTAAAGAAGTCAGATAACTGGTTTTTAAACACCAAATCGGGTAAGTTTATTCATGTAAATAATATTGAAGCTTTTTGTAACAGGTATTGGGCAAACCGAAAAGGAACTAAAAAAGCGGCTGTTAGTTATAAGAAAAATGTAAAAATGGCTAACAGAAGATGGAATGATGAATAAGAAAAGCCCCCACCGGAGAGGTAAGAGCCTTAATATTTTGGAACTATGCAAGTACAAAACTACAATTATTATGCCAATTATTCAAATAACTTTATTATATTTGGTAATCGGTTGTATGTCGATTGTACCGATAGGAACTATGCAAAATTCCACACAAAAACAAGGGTTGAAAGCTACGCTGTTCGAAAATAGTCCCGCACTGACTTACAAGGTGTCAACGGGCGAACTGATGGGAAACAAAAAGAACAGACGGTCATTAGAATAGGTACTACACTAACGCGCTGTACCGAGGAGTAATGAGTAGGTTAATAGGCAAGAATGACGAATGCAGAGGGGCAACCCTGATTAAGTCATTAAACTCTAAGACGGGCATAACCGCCCCATCAGGAGTATAGACCTTGCTATCTTTAAATATTAATAAAATAAGTATGATACATAACCTACATTATTCATGCAAGCATTACTTCGGTAGTGTTATAGTAGAAGCAGAAACAAGGGATGAAGCAAAGCTATTAGCCAAGGATAAAATAAAGTGCGACTATCAGTCAACACCTACAACAAGGGCAGAATGTAAAAAGACTTGTGGACTTAAATTTAGAAAATAAAATAAACAGACGTTTAAAGTATAAGATTATGGGATACAAAGAAAGAAGAGGTATTGCTGTCTTAAAAGGCGAAACACTTACTAAAATTGAAAAGTCCAAGGATTATGATGAAATTATTTTTCATGTAGATAACGGTGAAAAATATATAATGTATCATTCACAGGATTGTTGCGAGAGTGTAACTATTGATGACATTGAAGGCGATTTAGATGATTTAATAGGTTCGCCAATATTACAGGCAGAAGAGAGCACAAGCGATGAAAACCCGAATGGTGTAGTAAAACAATACCAAGATAGTTTTACATGGACTTTTTATAAACTGGCAACCGTTAAAGGATATGTAACAATCAGGTGGTATGGTTCAAGCAATGGTTACTATTCTGAAAGTGTGTATTTTGAATTAATGAAAAATTAACATGATACAACCTAAACTTAAGATTTGTGGTACGTGCGGAGAGAAGTCGTACCTATGGGTGTCAACTCCTTCTGCTTGTAAAGAATGCCACCAAAGGGCTAAAAGTATGCTTAAACAGACAACTAACGGTAAGGTAGCTAAACCTTTTAAAGTATATTCAACTAAAGCTATAAAAGCTGTAAGTACAAGACAGATGAAACTTAATGCCGCTTATAGCGCACAAAGGAAAGTATATTTAAAGAACTATAGGATATGTGAAGCAGCTTTGACTAATTGCAAGTTTGAGGCAACTACGGTTCATCATAAAATTGGAAGGATGGGTGAATATCTACTGGACGAAAGGTTTTGGCTACCTTGTTGCATGGTATGCCATGAGTATATCGAACGCAACCCAGCAGAAGCAAAGGCAAGAGGGTTAAGCTTAGACAGATTAAATAAAGCAATATGAACCATACAGAATTAGAAAAGTTCATCCATACCGAACTACTTAAAGAAGGGTGGCAACAAAATCAGTTTGGCGTTATATCCGCAGACTTTGAAGGTGGAAGCTGTAACCTTACTTATGTTATTGCTGATATTATACGGGCTTACAATAAATTATTAATAGAAACCAAAATACAATTAATATGAAACCAAATTTACGTGCTATAGTCCCCGAGGAAAATGAAAAGCCACTACATTTTAAAACAATGGCAGAGATTACCGGCAGACCGGAACAGGAAACCAAAGAATTTATTCAACGGGTAAGACCAGAGGTGCCCGATGCCTTGATAGACTTTACCAAAAAGAACTTTATCCCTTTCTTTAAAAAATCATAGCTATGAGTATCGGAGATAAACGACATATATTAAGAACGTATAACATGCATCTGGAAATAATGTGGGAGGATTTAATAGCATTAGAGTTCCCTTTATTAAGAGGCATCCGAGTAGTTGTATCCAATGGGAATATAACACTTACATACATGGGCGATCATTATCCAAAAGAACAAATTACCAAGAGGGTAAATGAACTTATAAAAGAATTTAGCAATCCAATAAAATGAGTCGCGTCCAATACTCCGTAGAACAATTAAAGAAATTAGGGTTAGTTGAAAAAGATGGTGTTTATGTGCCGGTAAAGTCTTTAGTAGCTAAAAAAGTAGAAAAGATAGAGGCTAATAATATGGTAACCATAAAACAGGTTGTAGGGGAATATCTATCGGGCACAGAACGCCAAACAAAAGATAGGGGATTGGCTACAGCATACGCTATGCATATTAAGCACCAAATGAGTTTAGGCATTGACCCAGTTGCTACTATTAACACCCCTGTGCGTACCTATATCAAAGATGATAAATTGTTGCAGGAATTGATAGATGTAGCTAAATTCTATAGTTGTAAAATACTCACCGAAAAGACAAAGGTAAATATTAAGCCACTGTCCGTAAACGATGTTTGGAAAGGGAGGCGATTTAAGACCGACCAGTACACTCAATATGCTTTGGCGGTATCTTTACTGCTGCCAAACAATTTAATCATTCCAGAGGGCTTATTACGCGTATACTACGAATTTGGATTGAGCAGCAATGGTGGAGATTGGGATAACCCCGTTAAGCCGTTCCAAGATATTATACAGGAGAAATATAAGTTCAACGATAGCCGGATTATGGAAGCAACTGTAAGGAAGGCAATTGTTAAAAAAGGACAGGAATATATTTCATTTAAAATTGAAAGCTTATGACCACACGTAAACACATCAAAAACTTCCAGGTAGTCCACTATCAAAAGGCAGACGAACGTATCTTAGGATGCGTAATAAGGGCTGTACTCTCCCACTGTGGTCTTTGGACTAATGGGGAAAGAAAGTATAAAAGGTTTAATGTCTTTAATGATGGACTTTAAGTTTATCAATTATAGCCATCCTTGTTAGGGGGTGAGTAAGTGAACAGAGCAGGACTCGAACCTGCACGATACAAACTGAATAATATAAAAGATCATTGATTCACAATGGCCGATTTATTTCTCACTTATCTTCTCGGACTTATCCTATCTCGTGTATCTTATCATATTTTAAGCGTCTACCAATTCCGCCATCTGTTCATTTTATCTTCTTAATTATTAATGTGCCGACTTGTTTCATGTGAGATGCGTTTACATGTAATGCCGCTAATGGATGCGAGTATTCAGATATTAAGTCCGTTCCGTATTCATTATGACTGTAGTCTGTTTCGTGATGCTCGGCATATATCTCATTGCCGCCATAGCTGCCGTTCCTTACCACCTCAAACACCCTTATCCGTTGTCCTACCTGTAGCTTGCTCATATCTTCCTATGCTCCTTCGGACAAACCACAAAAAACTTAATCGCTATCCTGTCTAATGCCATTTCAAGGCCGCCAATAATGCCTGTTTTGGCATCTTCGTATAGCTGAGCATTCTGTATTCTGTCGCGCGTGTCTACTAACTCATTGTAGAGGTCGGTTATGGATTGTTGGGTTGGGGGTGTCATATCGATAAAGCTTTTTCTTCCTCAGCGCATCTTACTATATCCTTCATAGCCGTTTCAGGCGATACGCCATTTACCCGCTTGTCTTCCCTGTTTAAGAAGTCTGAATAGGTTTTATAGATTTCTGTTTTCATGATTCCTCCAATTGATTCAAGGCAAAGTAAAGTAAAAGAGTTGGGATGTGCAATAGCAAAGTGATATTATTTTAAAATAAATCAAATATTGTTTTGAAATATAAATTATATCATTAACTTTGTGGTCATGGAAGAGGTTAATGAAGAAAAAGCAATAGAAACCTTCTTATTGCGCATCAATAAAGAAGTTAAAGCACTGGCTGAAGTTGAGGCTAAAAAGATGGAGAGGTCTTTAAATTGGTATATAGGAGACTTGATTAAAACTGATTTAAAACAAAAAGGTATTTTGTAATGGGCAACGTTATATATAGCATAGTCGACCCGGAAACAAATGATGTTTTATATGTTGGCAAAACCAAAAATATAGATCAGCGCGAAAAACAGCACCTTTACGGTTCCCATAATACTAAACTTAGAAAAAATATAAAGAGAATAATAAAATCAGGCAGGTTGCCAATATTTAATATACTTCAACATTGCCAATTTTCTGATTTTTCAAAGGCTGAAAAGTTTTGGATAAAACACTTTGAAGATAAAGGGTTTATTCTTTGTAATAAAAAAATAGGTATTAAAGAAAAATTGATGGCTAAGGAAATCGCAGGTCAACCGGCAACGCAAAAGAACGTTACTCTTTTGGATACCAAAATAAAAGTAATTGAGGATGCTGGGAAGTTAGCTTACATGAGCTTTTCGGCTTATGTTAATAAACTGATTGATGATGACCTGTCCGCTCCACATCGCACCACCTAACATGCAAAACAAAGCAACCCCTAAATAACCAACCATGAAACTAATAATCCTATGTATCATAGCCGGGTCCGCAATAGGGACATCATCAGGTATAGGACTATGGCCTGTTTGGCAGCAACCTAAAAACATACGTATTCAATTAACGCTTGCAATCATTGGTGCTGTGTTAATGGGAATAATTTTAATGCAACTATGAAGAATCTAAAATTACAATACATATACCATTATAGGCATGCAAAATCTCTTTTTTTCGCTTAGCGGAGGCGCCGAACTTGAAATAAAATTATAAATTCATTATCTTTAAACTTACATTAAAAACAATCAACATGACACAAACATTTTTCGGACGCTTAATAGCGGCAATCGGTGGATTTTTCGCCCATTTACTAAACGGTGCCAAAAGCGCCTTTGATGAACTACCCAAGCAGCAGCAGGATGCAATAATCCAGGGGGTAAATATCTCGCAGATTTTAAAAGATGGATACACTAAAGGCGTTGCTTTCGTGCTTTCAGAAATTGAGGCCAAACTGAATATACCCGAAGATGTGGCAACGCAGCTATTACAAACAGCCTTAAAGGATATAGGTATAAATGAAGCCGACCTGCAAACAGGCTTTGCAAAGCTTGCCGATAAGCTACAATCAGGCGTTACGGATAATAACTGGAATAGCTTATGGCAGACCGTAGCAAGTTCAGCCGCGCAATGGTTATCTACCGGGTCGCTTAATTGGGTATCGCTTGCAATGGGGTTGATTGAATGGGCATTTCAGCACTTTGTTAAAGCCCCGGCTACAGCATAAATAAATGGTCGCTATAGTGGCTATAAGATAGCCGGGCATAAATGGGCAGTGTCAGCGGGTCGTAACTGCACTATAGCGCAAAAAATAATTTAAGGTAGAGCATGGCGACCTCGGTTACGCACAAGGTGTTGTAACCCCCCTGATAGATTCAGGGAACTGCCCTTAGTAGAAAGAAAAGCGGTCTGAAATATGGCCGCTTTATAATCCGAAGTGTCATGCAATGATAATTTTGAATTGAGATGAAAGTAAAGGACGTAATCGATTTAATTTGGTTCGGGTGATGTAAGCTAATCGGAACCTTAACTATACTTTTCTTAATTTGTATGCTTATTTTTGGCGGTGAGTTTATGTTTAAAATTAACTGGTATTCACTTATAGATTTATACCACACTTTAACACGTAAAAAATGAAACACTACATATACCCCATCCTCATAACCATCGCCCTATTCATTACCATGCCGTTTATTATTGTAGGTATGCTTTTGCTGACGGCTTTCTTTGGTTCAACAATCAAGGAAGAGCAGCAGTACTGGCACCCACAGTTACGTATGTGGGTTGATTGTGGCCCTGATAACTGGGATAAGAGAGGGTATAAATTAAGGAGTAAAATATGAAAAAAGAATATTATCTACAGCTTAAACTTTCACTTGTTGAAGAAGGATATGCCGATGAAATTGATTGGCAGACTAATTTACAGCCAGTAAACGATCCTATAGTTTTCAGGAACGAAGCTATATGGGTGATACTTAATAGTGGAATGAAAGCACAAATTGCTCGGCTTATACATACTCGTATTTGGCAAGCTGTGGTTGATGGGCGCGATATTTCAGAAGTGTTTAAGCATATAGGTAAAGTAAAAGCAATAAAGCAAATACTTTCTGATTATAATTCAATGTTTGACGGATATTTAAAAGCATCTCATAAAATTGAATACCTACAAGAAATACCATTTATAGGGTCAATAACAAAATATCATTTGGCTAAAAATTTAGGTCACGACTGTGTTAAACCTGACAGGCATTTAGTAAGAATAGCCAAAACATACGGCATGAATTGTGAGGATATGTGTGAGCAATTAAGCAAAGAAACAAGTGATAAAGTTTCAGTTGTTGACATAGTTTTATGGCGTTCAGCTAATTTAGGTTGGTTATGACCCCCTACCTATACTACCCATACAAGCTACGCCTTACTCAATACCGTGAGTTCCGATATAAACTTGGTAAGGGTTGGGTAAGGATTCGGTAATGCTGAATTAACTATCCTTTTTAGCAGGTAAAATAGTATCAGGTATAGCATTAACATTACCTTTATCATCTATCTGCTGTGAGGCCACAAACTGTTGGGTAGGGTCTACCGGTTCAGGCACAATGCCAAACAATTTTGAAAAGCCAAGCACGATAGGGTCAAGCAAAAGCGAAACCGTAGTTACGGTAACAAACTGTATATGACTGTCAAACAACCCTACGGCAGCAATCCACCCTATAGCAGCCTTTGAAATAATAAAGTAGCTTCGGAATATCCAATTGGCGTAGGCCGGGGTTTCATTATTTATCTGATCTAACCCGAAAGCTGTTTTTGAAGTGTCTGTTGCCATTATACTATGTTTTTAATATTTGCCAATTGTTGTAACTCTTGCAAGGTGCCGTTAAATAAATCTATATCAAGCTGGCCGCCCTTTAACTCCCCTCCCAATGTTCCGTGCTCACTGCTTTGCCAAAAATCCCAATGACTAACTGGTGCCGTTCCATCATAGTCAGCAAGCCAAAGATAGCAGTCAGGCCATGAATGTCCGGCTAAATACTCTTTCAAGAAATTGGCATAGGTGTACACCATCGGCTTTCTGCCTGTATTCAGTTTTATTAAATCCAGTAATTGTGTGATACTGGCTATGCATTGTGCTGAATTATGGATAACGAATTGGTCAAGTTCGTCCGTTGCCTGGTTCTCTAAGTCTAAAACTAATGGCAGTACTCCCGGTTTTGAAAAGTCTATACCAAACGATGCGATATTGTCCCAATGCTGTTGAGCGGTATATCGACAATCCCAGAAAATATATGCGCCCCTAAGAAGTGTTGTGATTTTAAGGTGTTGCCAGTACTCATTGAAGCGGGAATCTTTATAGGTAGCACCTTGAGTTGCCTTACAATAGACAAACTTAAAGTCGGGTGACAGACTTTGCCACGGGAACGGGTAATTAAAATGAGATAAATCACAACCTTTTAGCATCTTCTAAAGATAAGATTTGGTATTTATATTTCAAAATAGTAAATTAGCGGTATAAAACAACCACGATTATGATTAATGTAATTTCCCTATTCGACGGCAAATCATGCGGTCGCTATTGTCTGCAACAAGCCGGCATTAAAGTAAAAAACTATTACGCTTCTGAAATTGATAAACATGCCATTAAGGTAGCTAAGTCAAATTGGCCTGATATTAAGCATATTGGCAATGTTGAGAAATTGGACGTTGATAATACTTGGTATAAAGGGCACACCAATATTACATATGAAGATGGTGTAATAATGCTAAATGACAATATTGATTTAGTTATAGCAGGAAGCCCGTGTCAGGGTTTTAGCAATGCGGGGTTAGGGATGAATTTTGAGGATCCCCGTAGTAAATTATTTTGGAATTTTGTTCATTTATTAAGACAAATACAGTCTGGTAATCCTGGCGTTTTATTTTTTTTGGAAAATGTAAAAATGAAGAAGGAATGGCGCGATATAATTTCAAAAGAATTGGGCGTTGAGCCTATTTTAATCAACCACGAAATATGCTCTCCAACCCAAAGAAGCCGTTATTATTGGACTAATATACACGGTATTGAGCAGCCTAATAAAAATAATATAACAGTTAATGATATATTACAGAATGAAGTTTCATATAACTATCTGATCTCTCAAAATGCATTAGCCAGAGGACTGAGAAAAACGTATTCAAAGCCAAGATTTAATCCTGAAAAAATGGGAACAATGAATACTAAAAATAATTCAAGCCAAATGAGTATCGATGCCGGAACTACGTTAATTCAGGTAGGCTTGGCGAACGATATTAAAGGATATGAAAGCAAACGCAGGGTTTACGATCCGAAAGGCAAATGTCCGACACTATTAACGCATCAAGGAGGCCATCATCATGCAAAAATAGCATTAGATGATGAACTTTGGCGCAGGCTCACACCTATTGAATGCGAGCGTATACACGGACTTCCTGACAATTACACCAATCATGTTAGCGAAACTCAAAGATATAGAATGATAGGAAACGGATGGGAGTGCAGGGGAGTTATAGAGTTGTTTAAAAATATCCCTTCATCATGGTAAACTTATTCCCCACTAATCGTGGTTGATAAAGTGAGGTTTTACTAAGCCCTGCATCACGCGGGGCTTTTTATGCAATAATATATAAAAAAATAGCAATAAGAAGCGTAGCTGAAACTCCTAATCCAACATACCAGTCGTATGCATTTTGCTTGCTCATATCGATAATGCCCCCTTTACGCAAATCGCCGTAATAACCACTAAGGCAATGACAAATATAATTGTGATGAGTTTCATTAGCTAAAGATAATTGTTAGGAATGAAAAAAGCAAACCTGCATCTCGCCAATTTGCTTCCGTGTATAAACCAATTAAAAAGCCGCGACTGATTGCGCAAGGCTGTGAAGTGCTAAGGAATAGGTACTATACCTCCGAATACCCTGAACCTAATCGCGTTATTAGGGTGTACCACAGACAAGGTTCCGTCCTGATAGCTAATCGAATAATTCGTGCTTGCCGCTGAATTAGCCGTGATAGGGTAGTTTCCAACGGGTGACCCAAGTACTGCTGTCGTGCTTAAAGTTGGAAGCGTAGTTAAAGCGGTATTTATCTGATCGCCGTTTACCAAGCCTGTAACATCGTAGGTTAACGCCGGATTAGGGGTATTTAAATACTTTTGCTGCCCCAAGGCGGTTATTGTTAAATGATGCTGCGCTATACTGATACTAATAGTAAAGTTTGAACTGCCTGATGCATTTGCAGCGGTTACTACGTAGTTAGTGCTGCCCTGTATATTAGTAGGTACACCACTAATAACGCCCGTAGTGGGGTTAATACCGAATCCCAAGGGTAACGCAGGGCTGACCGTCCAAGTTGCTCCTGACCCAAGATTAACAGGCACCCATGATGCTATAGCTACGCCATAGGTTGCTGATATGGTCGCAGGGCTATAGCTGATATTTGGCGCGGTAACAGGATTGGGATTTACCGTTAATTGTATCGTAGTTCGCCCTGATCCGCTTGCGTTTATCCCCACAATAGTATAAGTAGTTAAAGAACTCACTGAACTCACCGTCCCGCTGATAATGCCTGTAGTGGCGCTTAAAGAAAGCCCTGATGGTAATGCAGGAGTAACGGAATAAGAAACTATAGCACCGCCTGTACTTACCGGACTCAATGATACTGTTTGTGGTATCACATAAATATTATTATTGGGAGAATAGGTAAAAGCAGGCAACGCTACAGGTGGCGGTGTAATTGTTAAACTTAGATTAAAGTGTGCCACCCCCCCTGAATTAGACGCGGTAACGACATAAACAGATGTCGAGGTAGCAGAAGTAGGGGTGCCGCTTATTTGTCCGCTCACAGCGTTTAAAATAAGCCCTATAGGTAAAGCAGGAGATACCGTATAGCTTGAAGTAACCGCCCCCCCGGTATTGCTTACATTAAGCACTCCGATGGTTGTTCCTGCCCGATATGTATTAGAAGATGGGGTATAGGAAATATTAGGCAGTGTGGCACAAGGCGTAACCATTGGTGTAGGGATCATAGCCAAATAAGCCCCTGCATCAGCCGTATGGAGTGCTGTATTTGTTGACCATCCAATAGGTGTCGGAACTCCTGGGAATATATACCAGTTTATGATGGTTCCATTTGCGCTGGTAAAGTTAATCTGATTATAACCTACATAATTCGTATTCCCTCCTGATCCATCAATTAAGATACCAACTGAATTATTAGATGCCACAGAAGCGTATATCTTGTTATGGTCGACTTTGATACTGCTTGCGTCCGATGTAACTAAGATTGCCAATGCATTTACAAGAATATTCCCACGTACTACCTGATAGCTACCACCTGCATCACCTGGAACAATACCTGCTGCGCCATCGCCGGAAACCTGAAACAATTGCCCGCCTTTAATCCAGTTGCCTATTATCTGTATCGAATCACCCACTAACCCATTACATTGATAGACACTTAACTGATCATGCGTATAATCGGACTGCCCCGGTATCTCATTTACCTTATTGTAATTGATCTGTATACCGCCTCCGTTGCAATTGTCATATTGCACGGCATGTCCAAATAGAACTGGCGATCCGGTTCCTTTGATATTTCTAAAATAATTATTATTTGTTTTTGTGCCTGGTGAATGAGTTGCATATACACCGAAAGCCACATTATCGAAAAAGCAGGAATCAATCGTAACATTAGTGCAGCCGTTTAGGTTAATGGCATAGGTAAGATTGTTTGTGAACTTGCATTTTGTTATATGCACATTAGTGCAATTGGTAAGATAGATCAACCTGACAGTTGCCCCACCGCCATTTATAGAATCACCCGATATGGTAAAATTGGAAAGTCCTGTATATGATATGGGTGAGTGGGAAACATAAGTCCCGCAAAACTGAGCGTTTGCAAACAAGGGTAATAGTGCAACGAGGGTCAATAGTTTTTTCATACTCAAATCTATGTAAATCAAAACAATATTACAACCCCATACGTTACTTTACCATGCTCATTAATATTTTCATCATTTTAGCGACCGTAGTGGCAATCGCTTCGGCTGTCAGGTACTGGCCTGTTAAGGATTGGTTGTTTGTAGCATGGATACTGACTGCACTCTATGGCGTGGCCTTGGTCTTTACGATATTTTTCAGGTAGTTAATTCATTTCCTTTATTTGCGCTTGCAGTCTTTCGACCTTCCCTTCCAACCGTGCTATTTTAGCGTCATCCATTGCGGATTTAATCAGTAGTTTAATGAGGTAATACGTAGCGGTACACAACGCGCCAAAGGTAGGAACAATGAGGGCAGCAAGGGCGATCCAGTTATCAGTAGTCATGACTTAAGGCCATCTTTTTTTGAAGCATTTTAGGCACTGTAAGTTCCACTTTTAACTTCAATTTATCAAGCCAGTCCGTAGCGTTCTTTTCGACTGCGTTCCATACATGGCAGTCCATCAGCTTTTCATAAATCTCTTTGCTAAGGTAGCCGGATATGGCAATGATATAAATTCCGGGGTATTCTGCACGTATCTGCGCCACTGTTTCATACACGTCATAGTTGTGCATCTTGATATCCGTAATGACCATGCTTACATCATCGTTCAGCGCCGCTTTAAACTTATCGGGGTCGGTAAAGGTATGAATGTCATAGGTATCGCTTTTGAGATACATCAGCATCAGGTCAATGTCGGACTGACAGTCGTCAATAATGTAGATTAGAATACGGAGTTTGTCGGTCATTTCTTCATCTGTAAATCGCGTATCTCTTCCCTTATTAACTTCTGCTGATCTTCGAGCGTCCGTATCCGCAAGTCGATGATCTTATTCTGCTCTTCCTGCTTATAGCCGATAGATGAGATACTGTTTGTAATACCAAAATAGGCCGTTGTAACAGATGCTACAATAGATGCAGTACATACTACTGTCACGATCATGTTCTTTATAGTAATGCCTTTAATTTGGTTATGTTCAAAGCCGGGTGTTATTTCAGACATTGCTATAAGGTTCTTTTTTTCAGTAAACAAATAATGACGTAAATTAAATAAAAAATGCCAAATATACCAATCAAGCAACCGAACGAAAATCTTATCCA